ATCCTGTGTAGCATCAATCACAGCCGCTCCAGCACCAGCGCCATCAGTCGCAATCAGCTTTGCTTGGCCGTTTAAGATACTGACGTTTGCGCCAGATCCTTGACTTATTGTGATTGTCTGGCCACCGCTTGTGTTGTTTTCGATGTACCACAGCTTGCTGACTGTGTTTGGCGCAAGAGTAAGCGTTCTAGTTGTGGTGAGATCCGCACTAGAGCTTATCTTGAGATACAAAGAACGCAGAGCATTGTCTGTATCTGAGCCATCTGGCATCGTAAGTGTCGTATCAGCATCTGCAATCGTGAATGTGCCGTAGCCGAATGCATCCGCTATCAATTCAAGGTTAGTATTAGTCTTCGTACCCCAAGAGCCAGCGTTCTCGCCAGTGGCCATTTCTTCGAGGCGAAGGTCATTGTCAAAGGTACTAGCCATACTATTTTTTCCTTATATTAGTCGATACGAACAATAGCAGTTGCACCCGCATCTGGGAATACAATTCGGAACGTACCAGCAGTTACTGTAAAGTCTCCACCGAAGTCCAAGACTGCGATTGCATTATTGCCAGCTAAAGTGTTGTTGTAAATTAAAGCACCAGCCGTTGTAAAAGATGCATTTGTCCACTCAGGATCGTCTGCATCAAAATATGCGGTTGTACCACTTGTATCCACAACTTGGTTTTGCAACACATAGCCGCCAGCAGTGTAAGCTGATCCAGCCGTATTTGTGATTTCGTTTGTTGTGGTATATGCAGTAGTTGCTGCACCTAGAGTTGCACTAGAAGTGTACAGTGCAATTTTGATTTCGTCGCCACCATTTCCAAGATCCATCTCTTTGTTAAAAAGATCTTCTTTGAAGCTGGTACACATCGCTTGAGTAATAGCCATTATAAGCCTCCGTTATATTCAGCAGCATAGTCTCGCTGCATTTCTTGTACAAATAATTGCACTGCTTCGTCAAACTGTGTCTTATAAAGCGATAGTGTTTCTCCAGCTTTGAGGAAGGCTGATGCTTCATATAGACACGCTGCTAATAACACATTTTCTGCGTTATCTCCAATCCAAGTATTTGCGTTACCTGAACTTAAACCTGTTTCTGGTGCGATGTAGTCAACTTGATAAGTTGATGTCGTGGCGTCTGGGGTAGGGGCCAGTGTGATTGTCGTACCACCAGTAGCTGCTGTTTTAGTTGCATACATCTCTGGCACACCCTCTGTTGTAGAGTTTGGCCAGTAGTCACGAAGGTATGAGTCTATTCTGTGATTGAGATATGATGCAGATCCAGAAGTAATAACAGAAACCTGTCGGATCATACGCGCATCTGGGACAACGTAATCTGCTGTGCCTTGCACAAGGCTTGCTGATGTTGTCTTTCTAAAACACGGCAAGTTTGGTAGGCGCTGATAAACCATCTCTTCAGCCTGTGCGATGATTTGATCAATAGAGGCTGACAGCTCTGCGCTATCATCTTCCAAGAAGTTTTGAATGTTAGCTACTAGCTGTGTGTAATTCATGAGCCATTACCCCAAGTTCCATCGCCCCAAGCATTGTTACCATATCCGTATGCAATTGTAACTGTTCCAACTGCACCTGTACCAGCAAGACCTGTTTCAATAACTTCAGAGACAGCTTCTTCAATACCTGTTGTTCCAACGCCACCAAGACCAGCAATGCCTGTTACATGGACACGGAACTCACTGTTACCAGATTCACCAATGACATGAACTACACCTGTACCAGATACGCCTGTCTCTTCGATTAGGGCAATTGGTGATTCATTACCAAGAGCTTGAACTGCGCCTGTGCCAGCTACGCCAGTAAGTGTAAGTTCAGTTTCTAGTGTTGATGTTCCGATTGCACCTACTGCTGCAAGTCCAGTTGCAACAGTTGCTGTGTCGAAGTCACCAATCGCCCCAGTAGCCGCCACACCATTTGTAATATCTACATCAATCACAATGTTTGGTATTGCCGTTCCAGCCTCACCGTCACCAGCTACGCCAGTTTCTGTTAGCTCAGACTCAGGTGTGTAATCACCCAACGCGCCTGTGGCAGCAACGCCGTCAACAACTGTCCCAATCGCCGCAATATCATTAACAGCGCCTGTCCCAGCCACGCCAGTAACTGATAGCTCATACTCAAGCGATGATCTTGAAATGTAACCAATAGATCCTTTGCCCGGCACACCAACAGGTGGACGCTGACGTGGGTCTAGAAAGATGTCGTAGTTGTAACCAACAAAGAACGTGACATTCTCTGGGTCATTGTCTGGACGTGGGTTGAAGAGCGCCGTGGCATCGACAACATTTTTGGCTGGGGTAAGCTGTGGATGCTTTGGCTCCCAGTCTTCTGGAGATACACGCAAGCCATCCCAAGTGGTTTTAAGGTCGGTATATTTGACCTTTAAACCGCCTCTATCGCTTATCGCTTGAGATTTTTTACCTCTTGCGTACTTGCCCATTAATATAAATTCAGCGCTGTCGGCTGAACCCTCAGAGAAACACCGTCGTTGTCTGATGCCGCTGCAAAGTTGAATGCTCTTTCGTACATCTCGTTTAGCATCGCAAACTTCTCAGGTGCGAACTTCATTGATAACTTGCTTGCCAACCCAGCGCAGATGCATTCGTTCCAGCGATATGGGATGTCTGCATCTTGGTTTGATGCCGTGACATCTTCGAGCTGTCGGATTGCCCAGTAGACCATGCTGTAGTTTGATGAGTCTGGTACTTGCCAGAAGTAAGCGACAGGCGTGTCTTGCTTGTCTAGCATGTACTGGCTTGGCTTGCCCTGAGAGCTTTTGTTTGGAAGCTCATTGTAATCCGATATAGATACGCGATTGACGATCTGGTCAGAGTTTGTACCAGATCCACTGTCGCGGATCACCGCGCTGATGATGTCTATCGTCCCTGCCGCCAGTGTGTAAGACGTTGTGCCGCTCACCAGAGGCAGTGTTTGCTCTTCCACCGCCCAGTAGTTAATCCCCCTGTTTGCCCACTCAGAGAAGAGTAGGTTGAGGCTACGACGCGCTGATACAGCCCTATCGCCTGTTTGGGTTTGCGGATCTATATTGCAGCGTTCAAATGCCTCAGTGATGATCTCTTCAACATTTGGTCGAAACGCCACTGTTCCTGAAGTCGCCATTAAATAGACTCCTCAACCATAATTTTGTTAAATGGCCCAGATGTATTCTGAGCCATCTTTGATTTGTGCGATCTACTCGTAAAATACATCTGCTTCAGACAGATTAGTCATTAAGAAGTATGTGCCTAATCTCGTTAAAAACCCACTGTTAGGAATTTGAAACACGTTTGCAAACGTATCGTTAGCGGCAATGTTTTTACACATTAACCACCGTTTTGGTTTTTCTTGTTGAGATCCGCTGTTGGCAACATAATGACAGCTTGGATCACCAGTGATCGTATCTGCATTCAGCATCGTGATAGTAAAAGTATCTGCATCAACTACAGTTATGCTATAATTACCAGATGTAGCTGTCCCACCTGTTCCTGTTTCAAAACAAATGCCCACAACGTCACCTGTCGAAAGTCCGTGAGTAGTGTCTGTGACTGTGACTGTTGTACTTGATTGACCATAAGTGCCAGATACAGGAGCTGTGTCTGTGTCATATACAGTTAACTTACCAGCGCTTGCTGTTCCTACAAGTGAAAACTCTTTAAGCCTATGAGGACCAAGAACAGCAAAGCCTGATTCACGACGACTGACCTGATAAATCTGAGATAAACTGTTCATCTATCAATCCTTTTTCTTTGGTGGACGGCCACGCTTCTTTTTAACAGGTTTTTCTTCCGATGCCTCATTTACATCAGGAGTAGAAGGGTCATCTGCTTTCGGCGTACCGTTTGAGTTTCGTGCGCGAACCCTCTTTCGAGGGTTCATCATTTGTAGCTTACCCATGCATCACCTATGAAACGGCTGCACTAAATGGAGTTGCTTCTGTTCCTGTTGCTGCTTGGTTTATAAGAACACGAAACTTTCCAGATGCGACATCTTGAAGTTCAATTTGTCCACCTAGAATACCACCAGTTGTAGAGCCATCTAGCGTAATTGTGTCTGAGTCTGCCGCTGTTTCAAAGATAGATGCTGTAGCATCGCTATCGTTTGCAACCACTGCAACGCCTGACATTGTGTCGTCTGCACTCGCAACTTGAATGATGTAATCGTTTGATGTGACAGTTGTTTGAACAAAGAAACGATATGTGTTTCCTGTGCCTGTTGCTGCTGGAAGAGTTACGGTAGCACCTGATGCTACATTTAGGTTCATTGTTCGACCAGCGTGTGAAGCTGCTGTCAAAGTAACATTTGCTGCTACAGAGACAAGAGAATCTGATCCGCTAATAAAGCCAGCAGTTGATGTCACTGGGCCTGAGAATGTAGTTGAAGCCATATTAATACCCCTTGCACAAGGTTTCGCCATGCAGTCTGTGCAACGTCAGGTGGGGTGTGATCCTGTCTGCAAGGCTAATGTTACCCCACGCGCAGAATAGCACACTTCCTTAAAAAAGAAAGAGGCGACTTTCGCCGCCTCTGTTTAGATTAAAATGGTGTTTCGTAGCCAGCTTCGATTGGGCAATCGTATCCACCCATATGATCGTAACGCTCTTCTGCCCAACGCAGTGCAGCGCGTTCTGCTTCTTGCTCGTAGATATATGCGTCTTTCTCGCCTTCCCACTGAGCCGCGTAATCTTCGCGATCTGCGATTGCCTCGCGAATTGCCTTGAACATGTCGTCGCGGTTTGCATGACGCAACTCAACTTCTTGATTAGCTTCGTCTGCACGAAGTGTGCAAACCCATGATTTTTCCATTGGGAAGTTTGACACCATACCCATGTTACGTTCTGTGCCGTCATGTAGTTCCATCATGATGTCCCACGCTGGCACACCTTTGCCACAACGAACCGCACGAAGCTTGAAGCTATCGATGTAACGCTGACGATCAATCACAGCTTGCTTCTCGTCTTCAGCGTCTTTGAATTTACGGATCAAATCACGCGCAGCTTTGACAGCTTTATAAGTGCTGCAATCGCCATC